GCATCTGCTGGAAGAACTCAGCAGGGACGTAGATCTGTGAGACTCACCAAATCACAGGTGGCGATTGCCAAAAAATTAGGGGTGCCACTAGAAGAATACGCTAAATTCGTGAAGGAGGTATAGAATGAGCGATAAAATAAATAGAACTTCACGCGCATCTGAGGAAAACAAAGAAATTAGAAATAAACCTTGGACGCCACCATCATCTCTGGATGCACCACCTGCGCCAGACGGTTTTGTTCATAGATGGATAAGAACCGAGAGTATGGGTTACCAAGATACAGCTAATGTATCTAAGAAAATGAGAGAAGGGTGGGAGTTTGTGAGAGCCGAAGAAATTAAAAATAAACTCGGTGATCATGGATACCCAATCATAGCTCAGGGAACTTACGCAGGTTTGATCGGGGTTGCTGGCCTTGTGTTGGGAAGGATACCTGAAGAAATTGCAAAAAGCCGTGCAGAGTATTTCAAAAGAATTACTCAAGATAGAGTTGACGCGGTGGACAACGATGCACTGAAGGAACAACGACCGGAGATGCCTATGAATATTAATAGACAATCTCGCGTAACTTTTGGTGGTGGAAACAAATCCTAATTATTTGGGAATATTCACTCCAAAGTAAAGTAAACAATAAAAGGAGATAAACAACTATGGCTAATGTAGCTGAAAAATATGGTCTAAGACCAGTAAGAAAGTTAGATGGCTCTCCATTTATTAACGCACAAAACAGATACAGAATTGCTAGTGGCTATGCTACAGCAATTTTCCAAGGTGACTTGGTAAAACCTGTAACTGGTGGCGGAATCGAAAGAGCAGTTGCTGCTACTTCTGATAAAGTCATTGGCGTTTTTAACGGAGTGTTCTACACAGACCCTACTACTCAGAAGCCGACGTTTAAAAACTATTATCCAGGTGGAGTTGCAGCTAGTGATATTATCGCTAATGTAATTGACGACCCAAGTGTAGTTTACTCGATCGACTCTGATGGAGCGTTTGCAGTAGCAGACATCTTTAAAAACTTTGCAATAACAAACGTAACAGGGAACACTTTAACAGGTATTTCTGAAGTCCAATTGGATTACAGTGTATCTGGTTTAACAACAAGTGGAACTGTTCTTCAAGCAATTGACATTTCGCAAGATACGCAAAATGACACTGCTGGAAGCGCGAACGTAGATGTGTTGGTTAGAATTAATAACCACTTCTACGATCAAGGCACAGGCTTATAATAATAGGAGATTATAAATTATGGCTATATCAAGATCACAACTAGTTAAAGAACTAGAGCCAGGTTTGAATGCACTATTTGGCCTGGAATATAACAGATACGACAATGAGCATGCAGAGATCTTCACTACTGAAACTTCAGACAGAGCGTTTGAAGAAGAAGTAATGTTATCTGGCTTTGGCACAGCAGCAACTAAAGCTGAAGGTGCTATGGTCACTATGGACCAAGCGACAGAAGCGTACACATCAAGATACACTCACAACACTGTAGCATTAGGTTTTGCTATAACTGAGGAAGCTATCGAAGATAACTTGTACGACAGATTAGCGGGCAGATACACAAGAGCTCTTGCAAGATCAATGGCGCAATCAAAACAAATCACTGCAGCGAACATTCTAAACAATGGTTTCGACAGCAACTTCACAGGTGGAGACGGTAAAGCACTTATGACTACTGATCACCCACTTGCGAATGGTGGAACTTTCAGAAATGAACTTTCTACTGCTGCTGACTTATCGGAAACATCATTAGAACAAGCGTTAATCGACATCGCTGCGTTCGTAGATGAAAGAGGATTAAAGATCGCTCTACAAGGTAGAAAAATGATAATTCCAAAAGAATTACAATTTACTGCTGAGAGAATCATGAAGTCGCCTTTATCTACAACACCTGGTGGATCAAATGCGTTTGCGAAAAACGACATTAATGCAGTAATGAACATGGGTATGGTTCCAGAAGGTTACAGAGTTAACCATTTCTTAACTGATACTGATGCATTCTTCATTATGACTGACGCGCCTAACGGTTTGAAACACTTCGTGAGATCGCCAATCAAAACAGCGATCGAAGGTGATTTCGACACAGGAAACGTAAGATTTAAAGCTAGAGAAAGATACAGCTTCGGCTTCTCTGACCCTAGAGGAATCTTCGGTTCACCTGGAGCGTAATAAAATAACTTATGGGGGCGTAGTCTTTACGCCCCTATATTAAAAGTTTATAATAGGATTTATTATGGGATACAAAAGCGATATACAAGCAACTAGATCAACAGCGGCGGCAGGTGCAACTGCAATCATAGAAGGCCCAATCAGATTAAGAGGAATTATAATTGCTTCAGATGGCGGTGGAGCAGGTGTTTTAGAATTAACAACAACTTCAAACGCAGGTACAACTTTATTTATTGGTGATGTGCCTACAGGTGATTTAGTTAACTTTTCTTTTCCTGAAGATGGTATTCCATTTCCAAAAGGAATTTTTTGTAAAACAAAAACTAATGTTGCTGCGTACACACTTTTAACTGATAAATATTCAGCTCCAGGTTTAACAACATAGGTACATCATGGATTACTATGCTGACTTAGGTATAGAGATCGATGGTTTCGCAAAAGGTGGAATGCCTGCGCGTAACAAAAAAAATTACCGATCAACTAAATCTGGTGCAGGTATGACTGCAGCAGGAGTTCGTGCGTACAGACGAATGAATCCTGGTTCTAAACTTAAGACAGCAGTAACAGGTAAAGTAAAAAAAGGATCTAAAGCAGCTAAGAGAAGAGCATCTTATTGTAGAAGATCAAGAGGACAAATGAAGATGCATAATATTAATTGTAGTAAAACTCCAGATAAGAGAATATGTGCTGCAAGAAGAAGATGGAAATGTTAAGTATATTAAAAAAACTTTTAGGTATTGATAAATTAGAATATAAAATTAGAATATTAGAAAGAAAAAATTATTGGAGAGAAAAATACAAACATGTCTTACCTGAACGCAAATCTACCACCAATATACTGCAAAATTAGAAAGGAGTATCTTTATGATCTTAAAAAACATCACGGAGAAAGTGAAGACTGTGTTATCTTCGGTCTTACATCAATATCAGGGCGTGCGCTCTTATTTAACATCATGTTACCAAACGGTGCGTGTTACTGGCGTCTCCCTATATCAGCGTTTTATCAAAAATCTTTTGATAGATCCAATGTGCCGAATATGCAAACGCATGAATTGGAATTGTGGAATTGTTTTAGCTATTGGCCTAGTGTTACTTGTTTTGATTGGCTGGATGGTGTAAAGGGCAAATACCTTGGCTTAGATAAAAAATTTTATCATGGTAAATATTTATTTACGATTGATTGGGCACATCCAGATGTTAATATATTGGATACAGAACACTCTGAAATTCCTCAAGAACATAAGTGTGCGCATATATTGGAGCTTGATAACGGCAATTATGCAGCTCAGCCTAATAATCGTATTTTGTGGCACATTAATAGCTATACTACTGATAACAGTTGGCCTGACTATAAAGTCCAAAATACTTACTGGGATGCAGAAGATACGAACTATGTAACTGAGGATAGTGACAACATGTTTTACGAGATGTATGATAAAAAAGATGAGCAATAAACCTTTAAATATATCTGAGTCAGCTGCCGTGCAGATGCCGATGAAAACGGTTGCCTCTCTGATTTTGCTCGTCGCAGCAGGCGTGTTCGCTTACACCGAGCTGACGGCTAGGCTGGTCTCGCTGGAAACATCACGTGAGCTGTTTGAAAATGATTTGTTAAAAAAATCTGAACAAGTGCCCGTCGATCAAGAACAACATTTTTTATTGGAAGATCTTTATAAGTCTGTAGAGAAAATGGAAAAGACTCAAGAGATGAATATGACAAACAAAGTTAATATAGAATTTCTTAACTCACAACTAGAAAAAGCATTAAGTGATATTGAAGAATTAAAAGATAAGGTAAGAGAAAATGGCAACGGGAAGAATTACTAAAAAAGTTTTAGATTACATAGCTCATATAAACAAAGAAGCTAAGCAAATGAACTATGTAAAAGATTTAAAAAAATCTGTGGAACATGGCAAATTTGGTACACAGAAATATGTGATTAAAGAAGGAGAGAACAAAGGTAAAATAGTATGACAGAGTTAGTGGTAGCCCTACTTATGATTGTACAAGGAGAGATTAAAGAGGCACGTATCCAGACGTCAATGTCTGAATGTCTCAAAGGGGCTCGTGTAGCAAAACGTCAGTTAAAACCTGATGGACATGTTAAATATCAGTGCATAAAATCAATGGCAGAATTAGAGGACAACATTGATGGTTCAAAGTCAATTAAAAAATTAATATTGGAGTAATTATGAATCTTTCACGTAATTTTACACTTTCAGAATTAACAAAATCAGATACTGCAATACGTAAGGGTATTAATAACAACCCTAACGCAGAGCAAATAGAAAAATTAAAAGCATTATGTGAAAATATTCTTCAACCAGTACGTGACCATTTTGGCAGAGTAAAGGTGACAAGCGGTTTTCGTAGCGTAGAATTGTGCGAAGCTATCGGTAGCTCGAGCAGGTCGCAGCATGCAAAAGCAGAGGCGGCAGATTTCGAATGTATTGGTGTAGATAATGCTGAGTTATTTGATTGGATAAAAAATAATCTTTCACCAGACCAGCTCATACTCGAATTCTATACTCCAGGTGAGCCTAACAGCGGATGGATACATTGTAGCTGGGTCGAAGGAACACCTAGAGCTAGTTATTTACATGCTTATAAATCAGAAGGAAAAACTAAATATAAACCAATAATGGGAAGTGCAAAGGAGATAGTATAATGGTAATGGGTAGATCATCAATGACTAAACAAGTAGAAGGACAATTACGTGGCGCGAAGAAGAAAAAGAAAAAAGAAAAAAAAGAGTATTACGTCAAAAAATCCAATAAAAAGAATCCTCTCGCTAGGACATTTACTGTTTAAGCCTAAAGTGATACAATCTAAAAAATTGTATAACCGAAAAAGGATAAAACAAGATGACAAAATTATGTCCTAGAGGTAAGGCCGCAGCGAAGCGAAAATTTCGAGTTTACCCCAGTGCATATGCTAATGCATATGCTAGTAAAATCTGTGCGGGTAAAATAAAAGACCCATCAGGTACAAAGAGAAAAGATTGGGGACCTAAAAAAGCAAACAAAGGTTTACACGCTAAATCAGAAAAAAAATTTAAAAAAGATAAGTTTAATAAACAAGGAATGGAATATGATTATCCTTTGGGGAAAGATGGAACTTTTAACTTGGGTAATAAACCAAAAGCAATAGAAGTAAATAAAGGCGCAGAAATAAAAATTAAAAAAGTTGCAAAAGCTTTACACAAAGCTTCAGGTTTGCATAAACAACAAGCAAAATCATTAGATTCTATTTCAGCATATCAAGGCAAATTTATTAAACACGACTCAGCTGATATTAAATTATCAAATCAAAGTTCAATTGATTATTATGGTGACTTATTAAAATGAGTGAACGAGGCACTTGTTGGGAAGGATATGTCCAAAAGGGCATGAAGAAAAAAGGTAACCGTATGGTTCCTAATTGTGTTCCAGCAGGTGGTATGAAAAGTGGAGGACTTAAAAAATGGTTTTCAGAGAAATGGGTAGATATTGGAAGCAAAC